TGCTGCCCCCCTTGATAAAACTCGCACAACAACGCGGCCTACTCGTTAGCAGCACGGAACGCGGCGAGCTATTATTCACAACGTCCGTACTGGCGGGATCACCGGTCGCACAATTGGTGGAGGGGGAAGCCCCGCTGGTGGGCGTTGTGCCGGTGTTTAACCCCCAAGAGTATTACAGCGAGGTCACAGGGATCGAGCCTATGGTAGTCGGGTTAAAAGGCGGCCAGGTAACGGCCCAGAACCCCCGCCTGCGAGGCGTTGTCCGGCCTTTTGCCTTTGAGGTGACGGACACAATTAACGCAGACATTCAAGCGGCGGTCGACGCTAAAGCGGGCCGAATGTTCGCCAACGTGGTGAACTACACAGCCACGGTCGCAACGTGGAGGGACCCGTCGGGCCAGCTCTGGAAGCCCAACAGCACGATCACGGTTGACGCCCCCGGCGCTATGATATACGGCGCTTATGAGTTCTTGGTTAGGTCTGTGACCTTTACCCGCACAAGCGACGGGGAGATTGCGGTCCTTATGCTGACATTCCCGGGCGCATTTGAAAGCAAGATCCCGGAGACGCTACCATGGGACTAATAAGCAAAATTTTATCATACACACGGATCGCGGACCGCTTCGGGGCCAAAGTCTCGGACGTAAAACACGACCCGGGCGGAGGGGCCAACCAAACCGGCGAGCACTTCCAAGGGGCTAACGAAGACTCGGTACCACTGCCGGGGGACTACCTTGTAACAATTAACGTACAGCGCACCGGCGGCGAAGTCGTGGTCGGCTTCATCGACCCAAAACAGCAACAGACCGCAGAGCCGGGGGAGCACCGCCAATACGCGCGGGACGCTTCCGGGGTGGGAGTCGTGCAGCTACACTTGAAGAAAGACGGCAGCGCCATATTGTCGAACGCCAACGGCAGTACCGAACTAAAGCAGACAGGCGAAGTCAACACGCAAAACGCTAACGGGTTTTATAAACTTCTAGCTAGCGGCGTGGTCGACATTAACGGGTTCACGATAGCGACAGACGGGTCGGCAGTAAGCCCTGTCAGTGTGACCGCCCCGACTGTCGCCGCAGGAACCAGCTTGACGAAAGCGGGGGTAGAAGTTGCAGACCAAGACCACGACCACGGGGCGGGCAGCTTATTAGATAGCGGAGCTGGGCAAGTAACCGGCACAACAGCACAAAGCAACGGGTGACGTAATGGACGTATTACTATTTCAAACTAATGACAACGGCGAGATAGAAATCGAGAACGGCATAGTCACGCTATCGCCAGGCCTTGAAACTTCGGCCTACCTATCGCTTTTCGGCGGCAACTGGAAGGACGACGGCAGCCAGAACAACAGACAAACATGGTGGGGGAACCTTGTCGAAACAGAACTCGTGCGCCAATACCGGAGCGAGACTCAATTTTTACTTGGTACCCTACCTGCGACGACGGGCAACTTAAAGCGCATACAGGACGCCGCCGCCCGCGACCTGCAATGGCTGCTAGATGAAAACGCCGCTAGCTCTGTGACCGTTTCCGCTAGCTTAATCGGCCTAAATCGTGTAAAAATAGCGATAGTGATCCGCGCGGAGGGCAACGAGGCGGAGTTCAACTTTACTGAAAATTGGAGGGCCAGCATCTAATGGCGACACAAACCCCAACAACTCTGGAACTAAGCAACACGATAGTCGGCGCGATTGAAGCGCAGATCGGCCAAACAGCGTCCTTCTTGCCTAAGTCGTTTATTCGTGTGCTGGCTAAGGTCTTGGCGGCAACCTTCATAACTCTGTATAAATATATCGGGTTTATGGGCTTGCAACTATTCGTGCGGACCGCCAGCGGCGCGGAGACGGTGATCAACGGTAAAACGATCATACCTTTGGTTGAATGGGGCCGCCTGATCGGTATTGGGGACCCTCTCAAAGCCACCGCGGCCGAGCTAAGTATTGACGTGACGGTGGAAAACCAAGTCGGCAACCTTCCCAGTGGATCGCAGCTTTTAGGCGCGACAAACGGCGTCACGTACCTGACTATTGGCGCTGTACTGTTAAACGCCCCGACAGTTCCCGTCACCGTCCGCGCTGTTGCAGACCCCAACGGCTCGGGCGGCGTGGGGGTGATAGGCAACCTCGGCCCAGGTGAGATCTTAAACTTCGCCAACCCCCTGCCTAACGTGGCCCGAGAAACGACGGTAACTGCCCAGACGGTAACAGGGGCCGACGCGGAAACAACCGAGAGCTACCGCCAACGTGTGATCGATCGCTTCCAGCGCAGACCACAGGGCGGCGCGTACGCCGATTATGCTATCTGGGGCGAAGAAGTCGCGGGGATCGCTAACGTGTACCCGTACACCGGAGACCCCGGCGAGGTCGATGTGTTCGTCGAATCAGCCACCGAGGTTGACGGCATACCGACGCAAGCGCAGCTCGATGCAGTGTTTGACTCGATAGAATTAGATCAAAGCGGGCTGGCTAGTCGCCGACCTGCTAATGCTTTTGTTAATGTGCTGCCGATCACTCGATTAAGTTTTGACGTTACGGTTGTAGGTTTAACAGGCAACGACCTGGCCACCTTACAAGCGGACATAACAACAGCGGTAGAAGAATACTTTTTACAAGCAGAACCTTTTATTGTTGGATTAAACACGCCACCACGTAAAGACAAATTAACTAGTATTGAATTGCTAGGCACCATTAACGATATTGTAAAAGCCGCGGGGGGTTCCTTTAATAACGCCACTTTCACATTGACAGGGCAAGCAATAATCTTAGTAGAGTTTATACTCGGCCAGGGCCAGAAAGCCAAAGCCCTAAATGTGGTGTTTAACTAATGGACTTTTTAAGGCTGTATCAGCACCTCTTGCCCGACGGCAGGGCGTGGCGCACTACGATTAACAAGCGCCTGCGCCAATTCTTCGAAGGGCTAACGGTGATCCCTGACGAGGTGAAGCAATCAGCGGACAGCGTTTGGCTTGACCTCTTACCGGACACCACCGACAAGTTAAGCGACTGGGAACGACAATTCGGGCTACCCGGCAACGTGATCGACGAGGCCGCGCGCAGGCAACGGCTGGCCGCGACTTGGAGGTCACTAGTCGGGGGGCAATCGCCGCGATATATCCAAGATACGCTGCAGGCTTCCGGCTTTGATGTGTTCGTCCACGAGTGGTGGGAGCCAAGCACCCCGCCGACCCCGGGCAGCCTCGGCAACCCTACACCACGCAATCCGCTCCTGCACCTGCGCCGTGAGTTCACAAAAGTGGACCTTCTGGTTGGGTGTGGAGAGGCACTGGCCCAGTGTGGCGAAGCCTTCGCAGAAGCGGGCAACAGCTTAGAACCGAAAGGCTACCCGCTAGTAAATAAAATTTTCCAAACGGTGCCCGACGTTATAACATTATGCGGCGAAACAATCGCAGAAGCGGGAGAGCCTGCCGCGGCGTGTGGGAACTTCTTCGAGTTCCGCGAGGTTTTGAAGGAATACACTGTACCGACCGACCCGACGAAGTGGCCGTTCTTCTTGTACATAGGGGGCCAGACCTTCGGAGAGATAGCGCAAGTCGACCCTAAACGCCGCGACGAATTCGAGGCGCTTTGCCTTAAAATTTGCCCGACTCAGCAATGGCTGGGCGTGCTAGTAGAATATAATTAAACAAGGAGCCTCTAATGGCTATTAACCCCGAACTACTATACCCCGGGAAGATCGCGCCGAGTGACGCGGACTACCCTTTCGGCTCCGCCCGCAACATTACCGTGCCAGGCGACGGCACAGGGACACCGTGGGAAGCCGGGATCGTCAAGGACGATATGGGCCTGAAACAATCGCTGTTAACGATCGCGGGCATCGTCCCCTCAGAGAACCCCGACACCGTGCAGGTGAGCCAGTATATGGAATCCCTCGCGACATTCAACGGCCTGTCGTCCGGGTTAATTTTCCCGACGCTACAAGACGCCGTAGACGGGAACGTTAGCACGGGGCAAGGTATTAACTTTACAAAACTCGCAGCGAATAGAGCGTTAATACGAACAAAAGTAAACCACGTTAACAGTGATAGCGGCGGAGGTACTTTCTACCGCCTGTTAACTGCGGCGGAGTACGGGGCCACACCAGACGGCGTACTTATAAGCGGAGTTTTAACCGGGGCGGACCATTTCGCAGGCGGAGGTACTGATTTTGTATTGAAACTAGAACCACTTAACGGCGAATACTGGGCGGAAATGTTCGGTTTAAGTGTCGATACCGGACAGGGCGACGGGACAACGATCTTTGACAATGCCTTCGCATACCTTGCTGGCCGCACGATGCACTTACCTTACAAGCGGTTAAGGTATAGCGGGGAGGTCCTAGAGGATAAAGTCAGCATTGTGGGCGTTCGCCCCCCCGTTAAGAAGGCGGACAATACGGGCCTAGAAAACGGGTCTATCATAGTGGGCACCCTAGCGCTAAAAGGGACGCAGATCCATGTCGAGAAATTCGGGGTCGACCATGGGATCGCGGAATTCCCCGTCACGCCACAAAATGCGTTTGTAGCGAGCCCAGTTACCGCGAATAGCGGGACGTCTATCTATGCGCAGGATATTGTCGGGCTGGGTCGCGACGCTTCCGACGCGTTCCACGCTATTCTTATAGAAGGGTATAAACGCACGTTTGTTAACCGTATGTATGGGTTTCGGACGTTTTTCGGGGTCGCACTCAAGGTGTTCGATGCTAATATCGGGGACCTGCTCGGGGAAGATAACCAGCTTTACAATGTGATCATTAAATCCGACGTACCTAGCGGCGTTCTACGCGAGCTTAATATAGGTCGAGTTGTGGGTAACGGCACGACCGGTGTAACTGGTGTAAATTTCGAGATTGAGGCGATAGGCGAACAATTGCAGCAGGTAAATATCGACTCTATCGTCGGTCAAAATGCTAATAATATCGTGCGCTTTGTCTCAGATGATATAGGCGGTGCAATTATAAACAATGTAAACATCGGGAAGGTTGCAGGCACCAACCCGCAGGAGGAGGCTATAGAGTCTAACGGGACCATTGTTTCCATGACAATAGGACAGTTCAACGTGCAGAACTGCAAGGGTAAGGCTGCAAGTTTCGACAAAGTAAACCACTTAGTAATTAATTCGTTTATCGCGTCGGCTTCGGCGGCTAACACCGACTATGCTACGGATTTTTTCACAATTGGCGCAGACTGTGGGGCAACCCAGATTAACCAGATTAGCTTACTAGACCAGTTCGGCATAGTTGGTGAAGGTGTTATGAATTATTTGAATCCACGGGGTCGTAATAAGTTAGCCATGTATAACGCTAAGTTAACGGGCGTAGGCGCCCCGATCACAGAGGCTAACGACATAGGCGACACGGAGCTGGCGGCAGCGGTCCCAACGTATAAAGTCGCAAGGCTTAACGTCGTGCAAAACACAGGACCCGTCACTTTAGAACTTAACGGGGATAACGTCGAGGACGGCCACGTCTTAGTGGTTGACGCTTCGGCGGGGGTTACGTTTAATATCGCTAACGAGGGCGGTCCGAGTTTAACAACCATCTTTAACGGCGAGGAGCGCACCTTCGTGTTTACTAACGACGAGTATGCTATAATGGCGAGGCGATAAAATGACAGTAAAAACTGCAAACTTTAACCCAGAAACGGACCCCAAGCTACTATGCACTTGCGGGCACCCTGAGTGCGACCGCCGGAGCGTCAACCAAGAGACGCTCGACAAAGCACAAGTCGGGCGGGGTGTTCTAGGGCACGCACTGGGCGTACGGAGCGGGGGGCGCTGCCCTAACCACCCCGACGAGTTGCACCGCACAACCCCCGCAGACCACCAAAAGCAACAGGGCATCGACGTAGGGGTGAACGGGGCGACCCGTGGCAACGTCGTAGCGGCGGGGCTGGCGGCGGGCTTTAACGCGATCGGCGTTGCTAAAACCTTCGTGCATTGGGGGCACCGCTCTGAGCTGCCGGAAGGCCATATAACTATGTGGGTGTATTGATATGAAGTTACTTGGCATTCTCGGCAAGGTAGGCAGCGCGGTTATTAAAACAATCGTACCCGGCGGCGGCTTGATAATTGATGTAGTTAACGAGTTCTTACCGGACGACAAGAAGCTGCCAACGGACGCCACAGGCTCCGATATGCAACAGGCGGTCGATAGTTTGCCACCAGAACAGCGCGCCCAGCTAATGGGCCGCGAGTTTGACGTGCAGATCGAGGCGCACCACACGTTGCAAGCCATGCTGCGGGCAGAGCAAGCCAGCACGCACACTACCCGACCGCAGATCGCCCTTGGGTCCTTCCGCCTTGTGGCCTTTGTAACAATCGTGGTCGTGTCGCTTTGGGCGTACGCCGTAGCAATCCAGAACGAGAAGCTGGTGGCCGCGGTGGTTGACGGCTGGCCGTTCGTTGCCGCGGTGATCGCCCCGTTCGTGACCTTGCTTTGGGCCTACTTCGGCATACTCAAGAACGAACAACGCAACCGATTAAATGCGGCCAACGGATCGACAGCAAGCGGTCTCGGTGGTATTATTTCTAATATGTTAAAACGGAGTTAGACCAATGGGCGAACATAGAGAGAAAGACAAAGACAAGAAGAACAGCACAGGCGGCCGGGGTAAGCAGCGCGAAAAGCGGCTCCGTGACCGGCAGCCACGCAAGCGCAGCGAGAAATAAACTATGATCTACGGCATAATAACGTGTTTAATCTATGCGCTATTAGTTGTCGCGTTTATCCAACCGAACGCGCCGCGACTGTTCGCGGCCGTTTCGTTTGCTGCTATTATTTCATCGCATGAACTTTTATTATCTGATTTAGAGGGCTTGCAGTACTACGGGAGCGCGGCGCTTTTTGACCTAGCAATAATTATATTGACTAGCGGAATAAATCCCGTCCCGAAAATGGTCCTAAGTCTGCACAGAATTTGTATTACTTCGATACTTGCAAACCTCGCTGGGTGGGTGCTGTGGCTCTTCTACTACCCCCCTTTGGCCTATGACGCCACCTTTGCCGCTATATATGTTTGGGCATTGGTAACATTAATAAAAAGGGACGGTCTCCATGGGATGGTGGGAGGTTATACAATGGATAGCTGGGCTACTTGTTTTCGTTTCAATCGTCGCCCATGGTATAGTTATTTATCTAACCACGGTGGCAAGATATGAACGTGACCGACTTAATGAGCGATATAAAAATAGCATGGGTAACCGTGATGGGGACGATAGGGTCAGGTCTCGGGACCGTCCTCGAAATGATCCCGAATGAGATCGGCAAGTTAGCCACTCTGGTTGGCATCGTTTTAAGTTCGGTGCTGATTTACACGCATTGGCGTAAGGGTCGGATTGAGTACCAGAAGACACAGCTGGAAATTTTGATTCTGAAAGAGAAAGAGGCGGAGCGCATAGACTCCGCGCACCGCCGTAAGGAAGAAGGGCTACCCGCCCGAAGGTGTGATGATACTAACGCCTAGCACATCCTTGATCTCTTCTACTTTCTCCCGTAGTCCCACCAGTTCTTCCAACGACTCAATGACCCCCTCGATTACGTTCCCGTGGTAATAGTTGTGATTGCCTGTTTTCGTGGCTGTTATTAGCCGTTGTAAGTCCTGATCGCTTAACATGTTTTACCCCACTGCGTAGCCATAGCGGACGGCACAATACACCACCCACAAACAGGAGCCGACGAATAAAGCCAGCCCCAACGCGGCGGAACTATGAAACGGCATAGCCCACCACCAATGCGCACAAGCGATTGCTAAACAAATATACCAGCTCGCCCCGTACGCGTAAAAATTCCAATCTAACCAGACCACGATCCACGGCAAGCGGTCCTGCGATATGTAATCGATTAACATAGTGCCTCCTTTATGAAAACTCCCGGTTCATTAGCTTGTCCATCTTGCGGGTGCCTTCTTTAACACCCTTTGCTATCAGTTTTTGTTTGTGCGCTCTCCTACGCGCTGATAGTGCTCGGTAATTTACGGCCCGTCCTGATGTTGGCATAAAATTAGTCCTTTTTAACTTTGTGGGGGCATTTAGTGTTGCCGTGTGCGCGGCACTCATTGGACCCGCAAGCGATACGGCCGCACATGGCATTCGGGCCAAGGCATCCGTTAACTTTACAGATATAGATTATTTTCCGCTTAGCCATAGTATTAGCCCCCCGCCGCAGGCATTAAACGGGGCAGGTAATACGAATGGAAAATTAATTGAGACACTCGCTTCCCGTTTTTTGTAGTCTGCCACCTGACGCCGTCTATTAACCGGTCAAAGTCGGCGGTTATTTGATACCCGGGCTGCGCTTGGCCGTCGATGATTTCAGAATACACGCGGTCCCCTACCTGGGTCACCGTTAACTCTCCATGCACTGCGTGGTTTAGTTTTTTGCCTACTTGTACTTTGTTCATAATTCTAGTCCTTATATTTACGCTCAGCGGCCAACCTTGCCGCGATCGCGTCTTCTTTGTTGTCGTGGTAGCCTAAAGATAGGCGGTTCTTTTTAACCGTGATCCGTGCTTTCCACCTATTAACAGTGTTGCACCAACTCACGCCGGGCACTCCGCTAGAATTAGAAGAGTAAACGCTCATATTTTGGTGGTTCTCTAGCCCGGTTACTTCCCGCAAATTGACAGAGCTGTTATCGTCGCGCCTGCGGTTTATGTGGTCGACCTCTTTTGTGGGCCAAGCGCCAGAAATAAACAACCACGCCACGCGGTGCGCTAAGTAGTCCTCACCGAGAATCCGAATATAACGGTAGCCGTTAGACTTGACCGCCCCGGCCTCCGCACCTGCGAATCGGGTATTCCACGCTTGGCAGTCTCGCACAGTTGTGAAGAAGTGCGGAGGCCTAGCTTTCCAAGTGAACCGCCCGGTTCCCCTTTCATAGTTTAATAGTGCCGCCGCGGTGTTTAGTTCTAGCGTTTTCATCAATCTTTTTGATACCGTTTATGTGTCCAGCCGGCACCGCGTATCGGCCACCAGCTCGCCCAAGTCGGGCGTTGTATCATAACTTCGGTCATACCTGCGAGCGTCTTTCCGCCGCCGATCATAACTTCCGCCGTGAGTTCGTCGTGTGTGTGCATTACGACCGGATATGCGGCCGCCTCTGCGCGTTTGAGTGCTTCGGCTTGAATGTCGGCGCTAACCGCCTGGGTGACGTTCTCCGCCAGCCTCCCGCCGTATGTCTCCATCCTATGCCAGCCCACCGGACCTTTCTGGCTGTTGCTGTTGTACCCTTCGAAGGTTATTTTATACGAAGGGCGGCGGAAGTGGTCGACGCCATTGTCTAAGCGTGGGCGGTGGTAGTGCAAGAAGCGGCCCGACGGTAGGCGGCAATACAACACGTCATTAGCAACGCCGTAACTTATGTCACCGACTGCGAAGCACTGACCCGGGTTGAGTATGGCCGCCACGGCTGCGCCTTCAAGCCCGAATAGCTCCGGCACGCTGTCCCAAGGCTTTGCGCCTACTTGGCGGTGCTGCCCTCCCCAGAACTCCACGATCTCGGGTGACTCTGCCCGCCACATGAGTATGTCCGCCTTGATCTCCTCATCATCTGCGAAATATTCGTCCGCACCGAAGTTTTTCCAAGCACCGATCCAGCCCCCGAACCCGCCC